AGCGGCGATTGCAGTACGGCGGGTTCCAGCGGCTATTGCAGTACGGCTGGTTCGAGCGGCGATTACAGCACGGCAGCAGCCACTGGGGCTTATTGCAGTGCAAAAGCACACGGCAAAGATAGCATTGCCGTCGCAAACGGCGCGCACAGTAAGGCACGGGGCATTCTGGGCTGCTATCTGGTGCTGACCGAGTACGACGATGACAGCAATATGCTGTGGGCAAAGATGGCAAAAGTAGACGGCGCTCACATCAAGGAAAACGTCTGGTACACGCTCAAAAATGGTGAGTTCGCAGAGGCAAAGCCGTGAAAAAGCACTGCAAAACCAAATTAAAAGAAAGGAGCAGGCCATGCAAAAGCCTAGCCTTACGATAGGCGAATGCGTCCAGATCCTTCGGGACAACAACATCTCAAAGACCGAAAAGGTCTTGGGAGCACAGATCCAGGCGGGGCTGTTTACCAGCTGGGCGATTCCGTCCGTAGGAACAAAAGAACCTTGTCCTGACATCTCACGCGCCGGTTTTATGGCGTGGGTAAAGGACTTTTACAAGCTGGAAAAGGTTTATACAAAGGAGGAACCGAGAGAATGAGAAAGAAACCGATGAATTTTCGGCTCATCTTAGCGCTGGACGGGCTGGCTTTACTGGCAATCATCGGCGCGGTGCAGGTATGGCGCTGGGCCTGCTCCTGGCTGGCCGTTGCGCTGGTTTACTGGGGCGGCTGGGACATCGCCGAGGCTGCGCATGCCGCGCCTTGGATTATTGTTGCATCCACTGCCGGGCTGGCAATGTCGCTTTATGGAATGCATGAGGACAACAAACGGTATAAGCGCAGCGGTTACGGCAAAATCGTCCGCAACCATGCCCGGAACCCGGAGTATCCGCAGGATGAGGAGAAGGGCGCATGAAGCTGGAAGAGTTGATTCGGCAGCAGGCCGAAGAGTACCTGAAAACAGCCACGCGGCTTGCAACGGAGTCCGCACTCACGGGAGACATCTGGCTGCGGGTCATCTGCCGGGAAAAATCAGAGGTCTATAGCGCGGCAGCAGATGGGCTGCTCACAGCCCTCCACGATGCGGAGGATGTCGCACATGGCTGATTACATCCACTATATCACATGGTACACCGTGTACAGCGCCAAGACCGGTGAGGTAGTGGCAGCTGGAACGTCCGACATGTGCGCTGCGAAGCTTGGATACAAGACCGCCAACAGCTTTGTGTCTTCCGTTGGACACCGACGCCATGAAAAAAGGCGTCCGTACAAGTACATTTTTGAGCAGGAGCGCATTGATCGTGCGGAGGTTGACTGTCTCCCTCCGCTTCGCCGTTACTGCAAAAAGACGAAAAGGGAACAGGAATATGAACGGTAGATATATGCGAGCCGCAGAGATTCGCTGGCATAATCGTCAGCCGGAGCGGCTGCGGCACATCCACCAGAAGAAGGAGAAGAAAAAGGTGAGCACGGTACAGATTTTTGACGCGGATTTGCGTTTTGTCAACGAAATCCCCATGCCGAACACGCTGGCGGGCATCCAGTACGCCGACCAGCTGGCGGCAGAAAAGCCGGGCCGTCTGTACGTTGTTATGGACGAGCACCGGCAGAAGGTTTACCAGAGGTGACGTACATGACTTTAGAGCAAAAGGAACGCCGCAAAGCGGTTCTGCGGTATGCGGTCAGCGTCCCCGAATGGAATCTTGCGCTCAAGCATCGGGCAGCAGCAGAGCTTACGAAATGCGCAAGCCTCTTGATGAGTGTAAGCCAGATGATGCTTGCGACCGACGCGGAAGACCGTTTTTATCCGGGCAGATTAGATTATGGGATATCTCCGACGGGATATGCAAAAGCCATTTCGGATGCAGAGTACAGCCTCGGCGCAGCCGCTTCGGCGCTGGAAGCCGTAGTTGCTTTGGCAGATGAATCAAACGCCTTCCCGCTTATCAGCTCCACCCAGACCGGCGGGTTAGATGACGCGATGGGCAACATTGAGGCGGCTTACAATTCTGGTCTTGGGTGGCTGGCAGATCTGTGCCGGGTACACGGGATGGATGAGGTGACATACAATCATGGATAAAATGACCATTTACGAGCAGTGCCGGGAAGTCCCAAAAGACGCCCAGAAGCCTATCGCAGCGGGCCGCCTGAAGGGCAAGACCGACATTAACCCCATGTGGCGCATCAAGAAGCTGACTGAGCTTTTTGGCCCGGCTGGTATGGGCTGGAAGTTTGACCCGCCGGTGTTCGAAGAAAAGACCGGAGCAAAGGGCGAAATTGTCGTGCAGTGCTTTACGAATCTGTACATCCGCCAGGATGAGGGGCAGGCATGGAGCGCACCCATCCCCGGAATCGGTGGCTCCATGCTGATTGCAATGGAATCCGGCGGGCTTCGAACGGATGATGACGCTTACAAAAAAGCGTATACGGATGCCCAGAGCGTGGCCTGCAAGGCACTTGGAATCGGCGCGAACGTGTACTGGAAGGATGACTCCACCAAGTACACCCCGCTTCCGGACATTCCCGCCCCGGTGTGCGCCTGCTGCGGAAAGAAAATCATCGGCATCAAAACCAAGGACGGGAAAAAGATGACCGCTGAGCAGGCGGCAGAACGAAGCAAGGCAAAATATGGGCGTATACTCTGCGTAGAATGCGCAAAGAAACAGCCGAAAGAAGATGGAGGAATGTCTCGTGCTTAACATCGTAGCATTGATGGGCCGTCTGGTCTACGACCCGGAGCTCAAGACCACCCAGAACGGTACCAACGTGTGCAGATTCCGCATCGCGGTTGACCGCAGCTTTGCCCGGCAGGGCGAAGAGCGCAAGGCCGATTTTATCGACGTCACCGCGTGGCGGCAGACCGCAGAGTTCGTCTCTAAGTATTTCCAGAAGGGCAGCATGATCGCCATCGAAGGCAGCTTGCAGACCCGTCAGTACCAGGACAAGAACGGCAACAACCGCACAGCTACCGAGGTTCTTGCGTCACAGGTGAGCTTTTGCGGCGGAAAGGCCGCAGAGAAGCCCGCTGTGCGTGATTTCGACCAGCAGACGGAAAATCATGTGCGCGAAGCAAACACCGCTCACAGCGCCCCGCAGAAGCCTCAGAGCGTACCGGAGTATTCGCAGGGCAGCGCAGACGACTTTTCGGTCATCGACGATTCGGAGGATTTGCCGTTCTAAGCCGAGAGCTGCGCTATCTGGCTATACGGGCGCGCAAAGGAGGTGATTGAGTGGCACAGGACGATAAAAAGTCATTTGTGGCGTATCTGAGCTGGTTCGATGCGCTGGAAGAATACTCCGACGCAGAGGTTGGGCAGTTGATGCGAGCTCTTGCACGGTATGCCAAAACCGGAGAAGAGCCTGAATTTTCAGACCGTGGGATGCGGGGCAACTGGAAATTTATGTGCAGCGACGTAAAACGGGCGTCTGAAAAATGGGATGAAACCCGCAAGAAACGCAGCAACGCCGGAAAACGCGGTATGGCAAAGCGCTGGGGAAAGCCTGACGACATAACAAAGATAACAAACGATAACAATGTTAATAACGACATAACAAAAATAACTGTAGATGTAGATGGGGATGTAGATGTAGATGGGGATGTAGATGTAGATGGGGATGTAGATGTTGTAAAGCGCGATAACACCGCCGCCGTTGATATGGAGTTATCAAAAATCGTCCAGCATTACCAGCGGGCTATCGGAGACTTCCCGCGTTCGGCGCTGGAAAAACTGCAAAAATGGCGGCAGGAGTACAGCACGGAGATGATTTTGCTGGCGATCGACAAGGCCGCAGAGGCTGGGAAGCGCTCGTGGAACTACATCAACGGCATCCTGTCTGGCTGGCAGCGGGACGGGATACGCACCCCGGGGGACGTGGCAGCGAATGAGCAGCGCCGACAAGAGCAGCCTCGCGGGAAACAAGCCACAGAAAGCACCGCAGAAGCATACGCAAATATTTTCAAGGGGGTGAAACCGTGACAGTGGAGATGATGACAAAGCTTCTTGCGGACGCTGAGGCCTATTTTGGACGGCCTCAGACCGCAGAGAACCGCGCAAGCATCGCGGAGATCTGGGCGAACTCATCGCTCAAGGATGTGCCGGATGATATGGCCTATAAGACATTCCACGAGGTGATTTCGGAGTGCAGCTGGAAGAGCCAGCTTCTCCCGGCGTGGAAAAAGGCCATCGAAAAGGCCCAGGGCGAGCAGATGCTGGCGAAGCACTGCCTTGCTGCCCGCACCCGGATGCTCAAGTCCAGGGCAGCAAGAAAACTTCTTGGGCAGGCAAACCAGAACGGAGGACGAAATGCCTAGATACAAAGTCATCGTAGAGTGCAGCGGTCCGCACGGGAACGCGGCACTTACATACCGGATCAACGCTACGAGTCAGTTTGCGGCAGAGTTCCGGGCCTGCCAGCTGGCGGGCGACCATTACCCCGAGTATCGGGACATCAAACCGGTGAGAACGGAGGTGCTGAAAAATGGCTAAAATCATGGACCATCTTTCGCAGGGCGAAATTCTCGCCCAGATGGCAGAAGAGCTGGCGGAGGCCGACATCACCACTGCCCCGCGTGAAGCCGCAAGGCTGCGGGCGAGTGAACCAACAAGAAAGGAGCTGCAAAATGGGTGAATTGATTGTGACCTTTGGTGAAGATGGAAAGGCACACATGTACGACAGTGATTTTGACGTGACCATCCATTGTGAAGATGAACAGCAGATGAACGAAGCCGTGGAGTTGCTCCACCTTGCAAACCGGATGCATTGGCGCAAGACGTCAGAGAACCCACCGACGGAAAAGGATGCCGCATACGGGAAAGTGATTGCTGTCTTTATGGACGCTAAATTTGCTCAAGCTGCGCCGTGGGAACTGGCGTGGGAAGATGTACAGTTTGGGCTTGAATATTACAAACAACCTCTTCCCGGCGGGGCAATGTTTTGGAAACGAATAGATCAAAACCGCCAACATGCCGGAATCATGAATTACGACGATTACGCAATCATTTTGCAGGACGGAAAATTTTTTACTTGCGGATGGATTCCGAAAATCAGCGTGATAGCTGAACTTGTAAGATATTTTGTTTTGAAATAATGGGGTGGACGGACGATGAGAGTGCTTGTTGCTTGCGAAGAATCGCAGGAAGTTTGCAAGGCCTTTCGTGCGAGAGGTCACGAAGCCTACTCCTGCGATATTCAGGATCCATCCGGTGGACACCCTGAGTGGCATATTCTGGGAGATGCTTTGAAGGCTCTTGAAGGGGGGCGAATCGTGACAATGGACGGCGTAGAGCATGATGTAGGAAAGTGGGACTTGCTCATTGCACACCCGCCTTGCACATATCTGAGCAACGCCGGAGCAAGGCATCTCTGGAAGGGACACCAGCTTCAGGCTGATCGCGTGATGCTCGGAATTCAGGGCCGCGATTTGTTCATGCGGTTTTGGTGGGCAGACGTCCCGAAAATTTGCGTAGAGAATCCTATACCGAGCAGAGTTTTTTATTTGCCGCCATATACACAGGCCATACAGCCGTATGAGTATGGACACCCATACAGCAAGAAAACTTGCCTTTGGCTGAAGGCTCTGCCGCCACTAATCCCGACCGATATTGTGGAGCCTGTGGCTACATGGTGTCCGTCCGGTTCTTACGCACATAAGCATGATGAGCGCAACAAGGGTATGTTTACAACTGACCGGGCAAAAAACCGGGCAAAAACTTTTCCGGGCATTGCAAAAGCAATGTCAGAACAATGGGGGTGATTGTATGACACAGAAACAGTTTATCAAGCAGCTGATGAGCCGCGGCGTTTCGTATTCGGATGCCTGCGGGCTGGTGGCCTACATGAAAGAGCTTCGCCAGCTGATCGAAAAGCACGAGGACGTTGTGATGCTGGCGGATGCAAACACAATGCAGTTTGTCCAGGCAAAGGTCTACTCCTACGAGGAAACCTTCCAACGGATGCAGGAAGGGAGAGACATCTTTTGCTGAAAACCATGAAGCTCGTACTTTACGGCGACCCCCGCACAAAGAAAAACTCCGCCCGCATCCTCAAAAGCCGCTCAGGCGGGCGCTTTGTGGCCCCTAGCAAGGCTTACGTGGATTATGAGGCGGACTGCCTGCGGCAAATCAAAAGACCGCACAGCCCCATCTCTGCCCGCGTGAACGTGAGGTGCGTTTACTACATGAAGATTGCCCGCCGGGTCGATCTGGCAAACCTCATCGAGGCGACCACGGACATTCTGGTGAAAGCCCGCGTACTGGAGGACGACAACAGCAAAATTGTTGCCGCCCACGATGGCAGCCGGGTGGAGCTTGACCGGGAGAAACCCCGGGTGGAAATTGAGATTGAAGAAATGGAGGAAGAAAAATGAACCAAATTTTTCTTGTCATCGGCGCAACGCTTTGCTACGTCGGCGGATTCGGCATCATGATTTATCTTTTGGGCGTCCTAACCGAACTGTACATCGAAATCTGGGACAGTAATTTTAGACAGATTTGTGTTCGATTCCAAATCGCGCCGGGCGATGTTTCATACTTTGCCCAGAGTAAAAAAGACATTGAAGCAGCACTTGAGAAGCAACGCATTCGGTGGCCGAACACGGACGATGCATCTTTCGGGTGGTGGAACTGCCCAGAATGCAATACGCCGAATCGATACGCCAGCGAAAGCAAACCGGTTGCATATTGCCGCTGCTGCGGGCAAGCTGTCGATATGGATTACTACAGGAGGCATGTCAATGATTCGCACATGGACGCCTGACACCGACAGGCCAAAGTCGGACAGCGGCGTGGACTACCGCACCGTCAAGGCGTGGTTTCAGCAGTGCCGCGACCTTGCGGCAGCTATCGAAATCCAGAAGCAAAAAATACAGCGCATCCGGGACGTGGCAGAAAAATGCACCCAGAACCTGAGCGGGATGCCTGCGGGTGGTGGCAATGGGGACAAGGTTGGATTCGCTGTAGAGCAGCTGGACACCGAGCGCCGACAGCTTCAGAGAATGGAGACGAACCTGTGCAATCTGCGTGTCGAGGCCACCCGGCGGGCATACTGCCTGATAGCCGAGCCGGAATGCGCCGAAGCGATTTGCGAGCACTATGTCATAGGCAAGTCTCACAAGGAAATTGCAAAAGAAGTCGGCGTATGCGGGTCAGATGTGGTCTACCGGCGAATCAAACGCGGATGCATGGCCCTGGCCGAGATATGGGACGAATTTTCTGACGTGCAAAGTGTACAACATGCACAAGAAAACACAGCATGATTTTGGCAGGAGTCAGCTCTTTTCAAGTCTGTAAGCTTAGATGTAAAATTCTAATAAGCGGTTCGGCGCTAAGCGGTAGCCGCTTGCCACGCAGCTTCCAGAACGGTCCCTTCCTTGTGACAGGTTTTCATGCTTTCCTGTTCTCCTTCACCGTTTTGCGGGCTGCTTCTATGCGATACACTGACACAAAGGCAGCCTGTTGATCATGAGAGACAGGAGGCGGTTCGATTCCGCCGTATCGCACCGTATGACGCATGGACTCATCCCCCACAAAGCTGCACGCTTAACCTCCCGTGCCACGAGAGAGCTTTGAATCCCCGAGGGTGTGGGTAGACTTCCCGACGGGATGTGCGTCAAACAACAGCCCTGGCGGAGAACCAGGGCTGTTTTATATGGCCGCCTGAGCGCAGTACGGAGCGCGTGTCAGCTGAGATATTGCTGGCTGGTTCGAATCCGGCTGGCGGCTAGCGTGATTTTAGAGTGTCCACAGTGGACACTTTTGGAGAGGAGGCATACAAATGTTTGAGCGCTTGAAAGAACTGATTTGCGACATGGCAAAGTTTTTGACGCGTCTCGGCGCTGGCCTTATCCTCTCGGCCTTACCGATCAGAAACAAAGAAAGCCACTTTGTGCGCTATGCGCGGCGTTTCGGTTTCCGTGCAGACCACACAAAACGCGAGCCTCAGGCAGAGATCGGAGGCCGTGGCTGTATCCAAGGAGCACGGCCTGCTATCCGTGCGGATTAACCGCTGCTGATACAATACAATTAAAAACCAGCTTTTTGCATGATGAGCTCCATGCAGCAAAGCTGGTTTTTCTTATGCCGCTTTAGCTCAGTCGGCCAGAGCATCCGGCCCATAACCGGACGTGTGCAGGTTCGAGCCCTGCAAGCGGTACATTCGATATTTTGACCGTTCGGATTTCCGGGCGGTTTTTCTTTTGCATGAGTTTAGAGAGGTGGTGGCGGTGGCCTACAGCAAAAACAAAAGGATAGGCAGACCGCCCGTCTTTGAGAGCAAAGAAGAACTTGAGAAAAAAATCGAAGAGTTCTTCAAAAGCTGCGAAGGGAGCGTCCTAGAAGACGAAACCGGAAAGCCTGTTTTGGACAAATACGGAAACGTGATAAAAATCGACGAACGCCCGGAAACAGTCACCGGTCTAGCTTTGGCGTTGGGATTTAAGTCTCGGCAATCTTTAATTGACTATCAAGGCAAGCCCGAGTTTTCTGACACGATAACGCGCGCGAAGCTTCGATGCGAGAGATACGCCGAAGAAAGGCTCTATGATCGTGACGGAAACGGCGGGGCAAGATTCAGCCTGCAAGTTAATTTTGGTTGGAACGATAAGCCGAAAGAAGCGGAGCAGGAAGAGCGTCACGATGATGGTTTGATAAAGGCATTGAATGCTGCCGCAGATGTCAGCCCGCCGGACGACGTGGAGATGCTGCCAGAGGAAGAGGACGACAATGCGGAAAAGTAACGGTTTTCGCTGGAAAGCCCTCAGCCAGCGGCAAAAGCAGGTCTTGAGCTGGTGGACACCGCAGAGCGCATACAGCGGCCACAACGGCATCATTGCCGATGGCGCTATCCGCTCGGGCAAGACCTTTGCCATGAGCTTTTCGTTCGTCCAGTGGGCTATGATCTGCTACAGCGGCCAGCAGTTCGCCATGTGTGGCAAGACCATTGCCAGCTTCCGGCGCAACGTACTTGGCACACTCAAGCAGCAGCTTGCAGCCCGTGGCTACAACGTCAAGGAGCATCGGGCAGAAAACTGCATGACCGTCAGCAAGGGCGGCAGAATCAACGAGTTTTACTTTTTCGGCGGCAAGGACGAGAGCAGTCAGGACCTGATCCAGGGCATCACCCTTGCCGGAGCATTCTTTGACGAGGTGGCCCTGATGCCGCAGAGCTTCGTCAATCAGGCCACAGCCCGTTGCTCTGTCACCGGGTCAAAGTTCTGGTTCAACTGCAACCCGGGCAGCCCGCAGCACTGGTTTTATCTCGAGTGGGTGCGCAAGTGCCGTTCCCGCAAGATGATGTATCTCCATTTCACGATGGACGACAACCTGTCACTTTCCGAGGACATCAAAGAGCGCTACCGCAGCCAGTACAGCGGCGTTTTCTACCAGCGTTACATTTTGGGCCTGTGGACGGTGGCCGAGGGCCTTGTCTACGATATGTTTGACCGACAAAAGCATATCATCGACAAGCTGCCGGAGCTGTCACCAAAGGGCGCGTATGTGGCGTGCGACTTCGGTACGCAAAACGCAACGGTTTTTTTGCTGTTCCAGATGCAGTCGGACACCGGCACATGGATAGCGACCCGCGAATATTACTATAGCGGGCGCGAACAGAAACGCCAGAAGACCGTGGGCGAGTATGTTGCAGACCTCAAGCGATGGCTAAACGGCACAAAGCCAGAAAAGGTCATCGTTGACCCGTCTGCACTGCCGCTTATCACGGAGCTAAAGCAAAACGGGTTCCCGATTCAGGCGGCAAACAACGACGTTCTGAGCGGCATTCTGGATGTTCAGACGATGCTCCAAACCGGCAGATTAAAAATATACAGAGAGTGTAAACGCACAATACAGGAGTTTGGAGTTTACGCATGGGACCCGGATAGAGAAGATGTGGTCATCAAGGAAAACGACCACTGTATGGACTCTATCCGGTATTTTGTACGCACGAAGCGCCTTGTCAAGCGGGCCGGAGGATAAAAAGTGGCTACATTTACGTTTCAGACATTCCAGCAGGCCCAGCAGGAAGGGCGGCTCACAGATTTTCTGTGGGATTTCATCCAGCAGCACAAATCTTCCCCGCAGGTGGCGGGCAGGACTGGCGCGCTGGCTGCTGATTTATACGACCGGCAGAAAAATCCGGGCGCAGAACAGTTCGCCGCGGTCTATGCAGAGATGCTCAAGCGTGCAACAAACAACACCCGGGACATCATGAGGCCGGATATGGTCAAAAGCAACTTGTTCCGGAGGCTCAACAAGCAGCGCGCGGCGTACTCGCTGGGCAACGGCGTGACATTCGCCGATGACACCGACAAGCTAAAGCTGGGCGCGACCTTCGACGAGCGGGTCTTTAAGGCTGGGTATTTTGCCCTCATCCACGGCGAAAGCTTTGGATTTTGGAATTACGACCATCTGGACGTGTTTAAGCTGACCGAGCTTGCCCCGCTCTATGACGAGGACACCGGCACACTGCGGGCGGCTGCACGGTACTGGCAGCTCAACCCGGACACGGCAACAAAAGTGGTGCTGTACGAAGAAGACGGATACACCGAGTATAAGTCTCAGGCACGTGGCGCATACCCGCTGCAAGAGGCTGCGGCAAAGCGTGGATACCTCAAGACCACGATTACAACCAACGTGGGCGGCGAAGAGTCTGTCACAGAGGACAATTACGGCACCCTGCCCATTGTACCGCTTTGGGGCTCAGACCTGCACCAGAGTACGCTTGTTGGGCTGAAAGCCTACATCGACAACACAGACCTTGTCATGTCCGGCTTTTGTAACGATTTGCAGGACTGTGCGCAGATCTATTGGCTGTGCGAAAACTTTGGAGGCATGACGCAGGACGAGCTGCAAGGCTTTTTGCAGCAGCTCAACCTCTACCACGTCGCCAACGCCGACACCAGCGACGGCGGCAAGGTGCAGCCTTACACCACCGAAATTCCCGTCACGGCCCGGAGTACGTTGCTTGACCTGCTGCACAGCCGGTCTTATGAGGACTTCGGCGGGCTGGATGTGCATTGCGTGAGCGCGGACAGCACCAACGACCATCTGGACGCGGCCTATGAGCCGCTGAATCACAATGCTGACGATTTCGAGGCACAACTCACACCCTTTATTCAGCAGATTTGCAAGCTGGCTGGGTTGGGCGACGTGTCCCCAATTTTTACCCGTAGCAAAATCACAAACACCAAAGAGCAAGTTGACATGGTGATTTCTGAGGCGCCGATCATCGGGCAGGACATGGCCATTGACCTGCTGCCAAACCTGACCTCGGAACAGAAGGAGCAGGCTAAGGCCGCGCTGATGGCTGAGAGCGCAACACGGGAGACCGTGGACGAGGAGGAGGACGAAGACGATGGCTGAAAACATCATCGGCAAGTTTGTTATTGAGCTGGACAAAAACGACAGGAAACTTTTGGAGCGGTTTGCAAATGCAGTCGAATTGATGCAGCTGACCACGATTGATTGGGACATGCCAAAAGTCCGCGCAGTAGGCGTTGACGAACTCGGAAACATCAAATGGGAACCCGCCGGGAAAAACAATGAACGACCGTGACCGTATCTCTACCCGCCAGCTGAACCGCCTGCGCCGCCGTATCCTGCGGGTGTACGGCACTGCCCGCCGGGAGATGCAGGAGCAGCTGACCGAGTTTTTAGCCAAGTACAAAGCACTGGACGAGCGCAAGCGGGCGCAACTGGATGCAGGCAAAATCACCGAAGAGGATTACCGCATCTGGCTGCAAAATCAGGTCTTTCAGTCCGATTTGATGCGCCAGAAGCTGGACGGCATTACCCAGACCTGCACCACAGCCCAGCAGACGGCCTACAAGCTGGCCCGGGATGAACAATACAATATCTTTTCCTTTGGCGCAAACTGGGCTTTCTACGAGCTGGAGCAGGCCGCAGGCGTGACGTTCGGGCTGACCCTGTACAACACCGAAGCGGTCAAGCTCCTGCTGAAGGAAAACCCCCGCATGGTGCCCAACAAGCGCATCAAGAGCGAGAGCAACCGCACCTATGACGCCCGGGTGTTCAACCGCTACGTCATGCAGGGCATCGTGCAGGGCAAGAGCGTCCACGACATCGCCGTGCAGGCTGTAAACGGCATGGCTGACACAGAGATCCACTGGGCCATGAACAACGCCATCACAGCCCTTACCAGCGCCCAGAACGCCGGGGCTTTGCAGCAGATGCGAAACGCCCAGGCTTTGGGCATCGAGGTCAAAAAGCGCTGGAACTCCACCCACGACTATCGAACCCGTGAGATGCACCGCCTGCTTGACCAGCAGACGGCAGACCTTGACGAGCCGTTCAAGGTCATGGGCTACGAGATTCAGCGCCCCGGAGACCCCAACGCAGCGCCGGAGATGGTTTACCACTGCCGCTGTGTGCTGTCCTCTGCACTGGGCAAGTATCCCCGACAGAACGCCATGCAGCGGGACAATGTGACCAAAGAGACCGTCCCCGTCACGGACTACACCGAGTGGTATAAATCCAAGGGCGGCAAGGAAAAAGAGCAAATGTGGTGGGCAAAAGAGCGAAAACGCAGAAAGGAGAACGCAAAGCATGAAAAATAAGAAGTTTGGGATTGTCGTAATCAACGATGACTTTTTCTTGAACTTTTGCCGTGATTTTAAGCCACCGTGTGGTTACATTAAGCCAAAACACGCGCGGCCTTCCTACGGAAATGGCGCAAAGCCGCATGGAGCACACAAACGCCTTATTAGGACAATGGAAGGATTCAGAAAAAGAAAGAAGGGATGAGCCGTGATTCTGCCGATGGAAAACACCGAAAAGATGATTTTTTCGGGCGTGGGCAAGTATGGCATCCCTGCGATTAAGCCTGAAACGGACATCCGAATTGACAAGCTGGAATGGATCCCTGTCAACTATGCACTGACTGCCAAAGACAAGGCCACAAAAGGCGTGCATTTTTACAAGGACGATTACCAGTTTGAACGGTTCTGGAACAACCCAGACAAGTATATCCCGCTTTTGCAACAGTTTGGCGCGGTATGTTCGCCGGATTTTTCACTTTACAGCGATATGCCGTTGGCGGTGCAGCTTTTCATGCACTACAAAAAGCACTGGCTTGCTGCCTACTGGCAAGCCCACGGCATCCACGTCATTCCAACGCTCTGCTGGTGCGGCGAGCAAAGTTATGACTGGTGCTTTGATGGTGAGCCCAGAAACGCCATTGTGAGCATTTCGAGCCACGGCACACAATCTGACCCATACGAAGCAGAGTGCTTTGCCAAACACTGCCGCAAGGCGCTGGAAGTGCTGCAACCAAGCGGTATTTTGTGGTACGGCAAGTGCCCGGCGGAGTTTGACTGGAACGTGACAAAAATCAAGCCGTTTGAATTTGAACGGAAGGAGTATCGATATGAGCAAAAGAGGTAGCGGCTCCGGAAGCACCCGCATGGGCGGTAGCAAAGATGGTGCCATTGCAGGCGGCGCAAAAAGAACGATAGAGGCCCGCTACATTGAGGGCCGTGGGTGGCAACGTGGACGGTATGATACAGAGGTACTGGAGGCTACCACGGACGGAAAGGGCAACTTAACATTCGAGTATGCACAGCCAGACACAAAAGAAAAGACCGCAAAAACCAACAAAACAAACTATCTGACGTACAATGTTCAGGCTGGCGCTGTTGATGGAAAGTCTTTCGGAATCAACTGGGACAAGGTGCAGTCTATCAGCGGCCAGACTTACAGTATGCGCGCAGAAGCAAAAGAACACGGTCTTTCTTGGGACGGCGCTACAAAATCGTGGAAGCGTAAGAAATAGCTATGAAATTTTGATGGGCTATGACCGAGTTCAAGCCATTTCAATACGAAAGGAGGCATTACCGTGAGTAAAAGAGGTTCTGGCAGCTCTGCAAGAGCGGGCGGCGGAAGCGCTGATGAGCACAAGTTTGAATCATTTGTAAATGGCCGCTGGATAACAGACGACAGAAAAGTTGAAGCAGAACGGCAAAGAAAGCTTGCGACTATTGTTGACAATTCGAGATATAAGAAATCACACAACGAAACCATTGACTTTGTGAAAAAGCAAGTTGGCGTTGACCTTAACAAATACAGAACTGGTGATGGTTCTGAACCTTACATGACAACTTTTTGGGAAAAAGGCCCAAAAGTTGCATTTGATTTCAAAGGAATGTCTCGCGGTGACTGGGACAAGTTAATGCAGTTAACAACAAAGCCGTATGGCGTTACTTTTGAACAGGGCAATGCGTGGATTGGCTACATCTCCAGAAAGAAGAAAAAGTGAGCCATGAAATTTGAATACAACATCAAATTCACCGACAACACCCCGCAGCTGCATGAAGCTCTGGATTCATGGGCGGAGCTGGTGCTGACCATCTGGGGCATGAAGGTGCAGGACTACGCCCAGCTGCTTGTGCCTACTGGCACGGCAGACAGCACGGGCATTGAGGGCTATGTGGGCGGCGCGCTCAAGCAGAGCCTGACCTACGCCGTAGACCTCGCTCAAAAGACCGTGACCATCGGGTCAAATCTCTTTTACAGCGTCTACGTTGAGCTTGGCACGGGCATCTTTGCCGAGAAGGGCAACGGACGCAAAACGCCGTGGGTCTGGAAGGATTTTAACGGCAAGTGGCACTTTACCCGGGGCATGGCTCCCCGTCCGTTCCTCCGCCCGGCGGTGGAGGAGCACATTGACGAGCTGCGAGAAATCGCAGTGGAAGAAGGAAACAAGGAGGCGTAATTCATGAATTTGGAGAAAATGTTCAAAACACCAAAAGAAAAGTTCCTGCCCGATGATGTGAAAACTGCGCACTGCGAGGCAGAAGACCTTTTCCTTGAGCTTGCAACGCAGCTTGACGCACTTTCTGAAAGCCGAGAAAAAAGTCTGTGCATGACAAAATTGCAGGAAGCGAAGTTTTGGGCGGTCGAATGTATCACCAAAGTTGCACACAAGAACTAAATACTCAGCGGTTGGCGCACAGCGTCAGCCGCTTTTTTATGCCGCTTTCGCACAACTGGCAGTGCTCCCGGCTCATAACCGGGTAGTTGCAGGTTCGACCCCTGCAAGCGGCACCACACCGGCAGCACGTCCGGCAAATAAACCTTATTGCCAAGCATGGCAGCCCGAGCAAGGGCAGAAAGGACTATCACATGGCACTCAAAAGAGCTGACATCCGCACGATTCTGGAGAACCCCGAAACCTCCAATGATGACAAGGCCAAGGCCATTCTGGACGCCCTGCACAAGGAGACGGACGAACTCAAAGACCAGCTGGATGCAGAAAAAACAGCCCGCACACAGGCCGAGAAAGACCGGGACGCAGCCAACGGCGGCAAGCAGGCCGCTGAAAAGGCGCTGACCGACTACAAGGCCCAGCAGACCCAGAAGGACACCCGGGCCACGAAAGCAGCGGCATACAAGCAGCTGCTGAAGGACAATGGCGTGCTGGAAAAGCACTTTGACCGCGTTGTAAAAATGACCGGCGCGGACATCGATGCTTTGGAGCTGGACGAGAACGGCAAGGTCAAGGACGCAAAGAAGTTCATGGACAGCCAGAAAGACGTGTGGGGCGACTTTGTGGCTACAACCACGACCACCGGCGCAAAGGTGGACACCCCGCCCACCAACACCGGCTCCAAAATGACCAAAGACCAAATTTTTGCAATCAAGGACGCTGACGAACGCCAGGCCGCGATTGCAGCAAATGCCGACCTTTTCACGGGCGGCGGAAAGGAATAACACATGGCAGCAAAAGAAAACCTTATCGTAACTACCGACATTACCATCAACCCCCGAGAAATCGACTTCGTCACCCGCTTCCAGCGCAACTGGCAGCATCTGCGCGACATCATGGGCATCATGCGCCCCATTCGGATGCAGCCCGGCACTACCCTCAAGAGCAAGTACGCCGAGGGTACGCTTCAGATCGGCACTGTTGCTGAGGGCGAGGAAATCCCCTACAGCAAGTTCACCGTCAAAGAAAAGACCTATGCTGACATTACTGTCGAAAAGTTCGCCAAAGCCGTCTCGCTGGAAGCCATCAAGAAGTACGGCTACGATGTCGCAGTTCAGAAGACCGATGACGAGTTCCTGTACCAGCTGACCGCGAACGTCACCGACCGCTTCTACAAGTACCTGAACACCGGCACCCTGAAAGGCACCCCCAAGACCTTCCAGATGGCTCTGGCGATGGCCAAGGGCAGCGTTGAGGACAAGTTCAAGAACATGCACCGCACCGTCACCGGCGTCGTGGGCTTCGCAAACATTCTGGATGTGTACGAGTACCTGGGCGCAGCCAACATCACTGTCCAGAACCAGTTCGGCTTCCAGTATATCAAGGACTTCATGGGTTACAACACCATCTTCCTGCTTTCCAGCGGCGAAATCGCGCGTGGAAAGGTCATCGCAACCCCGGTGGACAACATCGTCCTGTACTATGTTGACCCCGCCGACAGCGACTTTTCCAAGGCCGGTCTGGTCTACACCACCGCGGGCGAGGCAAGCAACCTCATCGGCTTCCACACTCAGGGCAACTACCACACTGCGGTCTCTGAGAGCTTCGCCATCATGGGCATGACCCTGTTCGCTGAGTATCTGGACGGCATTTCTGTCCAGACTATCACCCCGGGCGAGTAATCGCCCCTCTTGAGTAGGAGGCGTCCAATGACCGTCCCTGAGCTGTGCGCACTGACGCACAATTTCTTTGACCGGGCAGACGACCCCGTTGCCGGGGAGTTTGCCTTTGAGCCGGATACCGTTCCCGCCGGGGTAGTCCCGGGGCAGTATTTCCTCGTGTGCGGATCCATCTTCAACGATGGCGTACACAAGGCCGGGGACGGTGATTTGGTGGCGGAGACCTTTAACGGCACGGTGCAGCCCATGCGTGTGCCGCCCGCTTTTACCGCGCTGGTCCAGAAAATCGACGCATACGACAAGGCGCTCCCGTCCGGCGGCGTGTATGTGTCTCAGTCCTTCGGCGGCTGGTCCGGCACGATGGCTACAGGCGCGGACGGTCTTCCCACAGACGGCAAGACCAAGTTCCGGGCCGAGATCAACCAGTGGAGGAAGATGTGACATGGTCAATTCGTTCACTGCATCCACCGTGATGCAGAGCTTTACAAAAAAATTCTGCTTTCAGATCCGCAGCTATGAGCCGGACGGCGTGGGCGGCTTTGTGTCCGGCTGGACGGACGGCCCGAAATTTGAGGCCGTAGAGCGCCACGATACCACCGTGGAGGCTCAGGTTGCAGAGCAGGCGGCTACAGCGTCCACCTATACGCTGCTGGTCAACACCGGTGTGCCGCTGGCTTTCCCGGACTACATCAAGCGGGTAAGCGACGGGCAGATTTTTCAGGCGACGAGCGCAGTCGATGAAGGCAGCGCTCCGGAAGAATCCGGCATGGGGCTGCGGGCCGTCAAGTGCAAAAAGGCGGTGCTGCCGTAATGGGACCGTCTGAGAGCATCAACCGGGCACTGAACGCCTTTTTTAACGGCTTTGGCATCCCGGGCTATCTGGAAGACAACATCCCTCCCGGCGCAGAACTGCCGTATCTGACCTACAAGCCCGCCGTCCCCGGCAGCTGGAACGAGGAAGTGTCGTTCCACGCCCGCTTGTGGTATCCAAGCAGCGCGGGGCGTTTACCCATCTTACAGACCGAAGACAGGATAAGCGCAGCCCTTGCAGATGGTTTGACCATTGAATGCGAGGGCGGCGCTATTCTTTTGCACAAAGGCGTCCCGTGGGCGCAGCCGCTTGACAACCCGCCCGAGGGCTATCTGTGCGAATACCTCAATTTTGAACTCACACGGTTTATACCGTGAGTAAAGGAGCAATATGGCAAGAAAATTTTCCAAAATTTCGCAGAAAGCGTTCGAATCCATGCAGTTCAACGCAGGCATCGTGGTCAACAAGTTTGATGTAACCGGCGAGACCGAAGTTCAGGACGCAGACATTATCACTGCCACGACCGGCGGCATCACCGCGACCTGCAAGGCGAACTTCACCGATCTTGGCGAAGACGTGGACAACGCCCAGAAGAACACCGCAGAGCTGATGCAGATCGAGGACTACGACTGCACGCTGGCCTTTACGGCCCTGAATGCCACAACGGACGTTATCAAGCTGGCGCTGGGCGCTGCGGATGTGAGTGACAAGAAGGTCACGCCCCGCATGACTCTCGACCCCACCGCCAGCACCGGCGACTTTAGGGACATCTGGTGGGTTGGAGACACGCTGGATGGCGGTATGGTTGCAGTCCGGCTGATGAATGCACTGTCCACCGGCGGTTTGACCCTGAAGACGACCGACAAGGGAAAGGGCAACATTGCAGTCACCCTGACCGGCTGCCCCCGCCTGGGCAGTGACGTGGTGCCTATGGAGTGGTACTACAGCCCGAAGGCTGCGGCGTAAGGAGGCTATAACATGAAAACTCTGAACCAGATGGACGAGACCGAGTTCCTGCGGCGCTGCTGGCTCATCGCTGACGCGGTGTCTGACCTGCTGACCAAGACCAAAGTCATGGAGCTGCGCAAGGTTATGCCGGTTTTCAACGGCAACGAGACCGAAGAAGAAAAGAAGCAGAAGAGGGAAGAGCAGAGCCGAAAAAACCTCAAGGCAATGGCAAAAAGCCTGCTCTTTGAGAACGCTGAGGCTACCGCCAAGCTGCTTCCGCTGCTCTATGAGCCGGACGTGGACAAGGACGGCAAGACCGAGACCATGACGCCGTTCAAGATCCTGCGCGTTATCACTGCCACCATCGAGGACAAGGACGTGCTGGATTTTTTGTTATCGTTGGCGAAGCTGGGCCAGACGAGTATCGACGCCTGACTTCGTCCATTCGGATCGATATGCTGCGGCTCATCGGCAAGCCCTACATCGTCCAGCACATCATGAACACCCGGCGGCAAGAGGCTATTGCTTTGAGCTACCAGGCATACATGACGGACACGCTGGCAAGCTTTGCAGGAGTAGAAGAGCGCTGGGCTGACCGGGTGGCAGGAATCATCGATCCCCGCCCCTCAGAGCCACAGCAAAGCGCCGAAGAAGTGATACAGAGAATCAAAAATGGCTTGAATGGAGGTGAAGAAACCTGAAGCTCTTTGAATTGAGCGCCACCCTCGGGCTGGACACGTCGGCGTATGAAAAAAATATCGATAGTGCAAAGCAGACTATGCAAAGCGCTGCCAAGTCTATGCAACAGAGCACAAGCAAAGCTGGTTCTGGTGCAGACAGTATGGCAAAACAATTTGCCTCAGCCGCAGCAAAAGCTCAGATTCTGGCAAGCGCAGTCGTAACTGTAGCAGAAAAAGCTTTATCCGGCGTCTCGAATTTAGTAAGTACTGGAGTCCAGTACAACATGCAAATGGAAAAATACCAGACTGCATTTACTAATATGTTGGGCAGCGCCGAAAAGGCTGCAAGCGCTTTGCAGCAAATCAAAGAGGATGCAGCACGCACCCCACTTGACGTTGCATCTTTAGTGCAGGCAAACCAGCTTTTGATTTCTGCCGGTGTTGACGCAGGCGAGGCAAGAAAAACCATCCTTGCACTAGGAGACGCGGTGGCTGCTGCTGGTGGTGGCAATGCAGAGCTTTCCCGCATGGCACAAAACTTACAGCAAGTCAAGAATGTCGGTAAAGCGGCAAGTATTGACATCAAGCAGTTTGCTTATGCAGGTATTGACATCTACGGTATTCTGGCCGATTACACCGGAAAATCCACCGCAGAAGTCCAGAAAATGACCATCACATACGACCTTCTGACCGCAGCACTTCAAAGAGCATCCGAAGAAGGCGGACGGTATTACAACGCAATGGAAACGCAGAGCCAAACCCTAAGCGGGCGGCTTGACACCTTGCGTGATAACTGGTCGCAGCTTCTTGGAAGCCTTTCAGAGGGCCTTGCCGATGTAGAGGGCGATTTGGTTTCTGCTGCTACCGAGTGGGTACAGACGCTGCAAACCTCTTTCGAAGAATACGGCGCAAAGGGCCTAATGGAAGCGGGCGGCAGTATCGTAAATGATATTGCGAACGGCATCGCAGACCACATTCCACAGCTTGCGGAGCAGGCCGGGGCCGCTGTTCAGCGTTTTTCGGACTACCTCGTTGAAAATATGGAGACTATCGTGGAGACCGGCGGAAACCTTCTCGCCAGCCTTGCCGATGGTGTCTTAAATGCTTTCCCTGATATTGCAAATGCCGCCGTGCAGACGGTAGGAACTCTGGCCTCTGAATTATGGGCGAATGCAGACAAGATTTTCGAGCAGGGCGCACAGCTGGTTGGAAAGCTTTGCGAAGGACTTCTCAGCGTTTTGGGGAATGTAATCGAAGCGACCGGAACAATCGCGGAAGCTATCGTCACAAAAATTTTCTCAACAGACTGGGGCGCCGTCGGCAAAAATATCGTTTCCGCAATCGGTCAAGGTATTTCCAACGGTATCGCATCTTTGAGCGGACCGCTTGACCGGCTGTCTTATAAGCTAAACCATGCACTCGGCAAAGTGGGATACGCTGAGTATAACAGCTTTGAAGCGTGGGCGGCGGCAAACGGAAAGACTGACGAGACAGAATATCAGCATGGAAGCCAGAAAGACGATGACTATTGGCGTCGCTACGGTGAACGGATGGCGGCGCAATATGGGCTGAACGAGAAAACGGAGCCAGAGCCTACCGGTACGGGTGGAGACGGCGCCGGAGTCACTCCTGGCAAGACCACAACTCCGAAGCACGTCGCCGCTGATACCAAAAAGCTGGCCGATACCATCAAGGAGACCTCTCAGGAGATACTTGCCGGTACGGGCAACATCGTTGGCAGCATCCAGCGCGTGACCGAGACCGCGGACAACACCTACAACGTCTATGACGGCACCACCAAGCAGCTCAAAGGCACCACCAAAGAGACGGTGCAGACTATCACCGACTCGTGGACTGAGGTAGTGGACGGCGTCGAAAAGACTGTTAGAAAGGTCACAAAAAACGTGACCGATGCCGATGGCAAAATCACCACCACGGTCAACCAGACCTGCAACAATGTGGTTTTGTCTGTCTCTGAGATGCAGTCTCGTATTGACAAAAATCTCAGCGAGGCAAAGACCAAATGGCAAAACGGCATCATGGGGACGCTCCAAAGTGTGCTCACCGACCTCAAAAACGGCAACTGGACGAGCCTTGCCACCGACTTTGCAAAGCTGATTTGGGGCGAGGTCACGCAGGAGCAGCGCAACATCATCTCCAAATGGTTTTCGGACGCCCTCACTGCTATCAACGACAGCTATTCCGGCGGAGGTATGAGCGGCCTGAAAGATACGCTCCACAAGCTGCTCGCCGATGGCATTACCTCGGACGCCAACGACGCAAAAGTGGCCGTGCAGGGCCTCTCTCAGGTCATAAACGGGCTGGGCGAGTCCGGCGGCATGGGTGCCAAGCTGGCGGGCATCGCCGGAAACTTTTCGGGCATGGCGGGCGGCATTACAAAAGCTCTCAGCGGCATTGTGGGCTTTATCATCGCAAACCCCGTGGTGGCCGCTATCCTCGGCCTGACGGCCCTTGTGGGCGGCGCTGCATTTGCCAAGTGGCGCAGCAGCCGCGATAACGACGTCACCAACAACTACAAGAGCCCCTACGGCACAACGCCGGTGTATGACTCTCTGGCAGAGTTCTCGGCCCGCGCCGACCAGCTCAACCGCTACAGCAGCGTCACCGCGTCGCCGTTTGCTGGCAGTCAGCAGGACACCACCGGCAAGCAGCAGCTCAGCGTATTGCAGCGGATCTCCAACTCGCTGGATGAGCACCTCCCGGCTATCGGCACTGGTACGCTGGTCATCGACGCTAACGGTGTGCAGGCTCTTGCAGGTGCAATGCAGCCGACACTCACCAATGGCATTGATGGAGATTTGGGCATCCGAGCGGCCCGGAAAGCAAGAGGTGGTTAAATGGCAGCTTTACAGGGCGTCCAGCTGGGCGATTACCACACCCTCAAGGACTGGGGGCTTTACATCGTGGTGGGCGGTACGACCGTCGGCCCGGCGGAACCGGACCAGAGCCTACTCATAAAGGTGCCGTTTAGCGACCGCATTTTGGACCTCTCCAAATCCCTGGACGGCAAAGTCCATTACACCCAGCGCAAGATAACTATCACCCTCAAGTGCGTCAAGCCAAAAAAGCTTTGGCCCAGCATCCAGAGCGCCCTCGAAAACGCTTTGCAGGGACAGTGGCTGCGCTGCATCTTTGGTGATGACCCGTCGTGGTACTGGGAGGGCTACTGGACAGTGACCCCCCAGAGCCGCGACCGGTGGGAGAATGTCTTTACCATCTCCGGCATCTGCAACCCATACAAAGTCAGCCTCACCGCTGAGGCGGGTGCTGACTGGGAGTGGGACCCCTTTAACTTTGAGACAGACACTATTTATGATACGGCAACGGAGGTAAAAAGTCTGTGAGTTACAAAGTCTATGCAGGCACCCAGACCGCCGTAGGCGTATGGGACACCAAAGCCTGCATCTATGACCCGACTGGCGAAGACCTGCGCACTACGGCTACGCTGCTCATCTCCCCGACTCTCACCCGTGAGGCCGGTAAGGCTGGCAGTTTTGAGTTTACGCTCCCGCTGGGCAATGTTGCCCACTCGGCGCTACAAAAGCTCAAGACCATTGTGGAGGTGGAACAGGACGGCACGCCCATCTGGCGCGGGCGGGTCATGAGCCACGACATGGATTTTTACCTGAGACAAAAAGTGTACTGTGAGGGTGAGCTTGCGTATCTCAATGATACCGCGCTCACCCCTTATCGGTACCCAAATATCAGCATCCGGGAATTTTTGGAAAATGTCATCCGCAATCACAACAGCCAGACCGACAAATACAAAGCTTTTACGGTGGGCGATGTCACTGTTTTTGCAGATGGCCCACAGGAGTCTTTCCAGACGGTCTACATGAGAGGTTGCAAAGTGGATTCCGAGAAAGACGACGACGGCAGCAATGATTATTTCCTTGTGGATGCTGATAAAAGGCGGATATGCGATATATTAAGCTACACCGTTTCAGCTGGGGAGTATATTAACAAAGATAATGCGATACACGTTGTCTCTGAGGAGGGAAACCAATACGGCAAGTCATTTACGGTGGAGCGAAACATAGCCTACAAAAACGGCAGCTTTTACGCTGTGACCGTGACGGCTCATGGCTCTAGGTACATTTACGAGCTCGGCACCACCCCGCTGACAAACTGGCGGCTGGGCGATGACGGAGCGATTCAGAGCGGCGATCCCAGCACAGGAAGCTGGTCGACCCGCACGGGCTACTATCTGCACGACTTTGACACCTCCACCAATGAGGCCCTAAGCTTCGGCGACGGCAAAAACTTTGGCAAGACGTGGGACATCCTGCAATCTGAGCTGACGGACGTGTACGGCGGCTACCTTGTCGTGCGATACTCAAACGACGGTAAAACGCGGTATCTGGACTATCTTGCCGACGTAGCGGAGAGCAACACACAGACGGTCGAGTTTGGCGTAAATATGCTGGACCTCAATAACTATGTCAAGGCCGATGACATCGTCACCCGGGTCATCGCGGTAGGCTACCAGAAAAAAGGCTGGTGGATTTTTAAGAGCACCAAAACCATCCAGGAGACGGCCAACGACAGAGCGGCACAAAGCGTCTATGGCATTATCACCCGGGTCATCGTTATCGACGGCAAGTCGATTACAAGGCAAAAGCTGCTGGACGCCGCAAATGAGGAGCTGTCTAAAAATCTGCGGTATCTGGATGGCATGGAGATAAGCGCCGTGGACTTGCGAGACGCCGGCATCGACACTGAGCGGCTGGGCTGGATGAAGAAGACTCACATCCTCTCAAAGCCCCACGGACTTGATACATGGCTGGTGCTTACCAAAGTTGTCGAGCCGCTGGACGCGCCCGACAAGAAAAAGTTTACGTTTGGGACGAGTTTTTACTCTATCTCAGACCTGCAGGCCCTCAGCAGCCACAAAGCGTCTATGGCGTACAGTATCGCTTTAAGCTCTATGGGATACCTCAACGGCAATCCGATACCCACTACAAGCCAAACGTCAGCACAGTAAAGGAGGAAAGATATGGAAACGAACCTCACGGAAATCATCAAGAAAATTCGAACAGCTGTTTTAGGTAGAGAGGTGCGCAGCAGTATTGCAGATGGTTTGGAGTACTGTGGGCAGATTTCCGAAAACGCAAAGGCAGATATGGACGCAACAGCCGAAGCGGCCAAAGAGGCCATCGACAAGACCGCCGAAGACGCAAAAAACGCCATCGAATCAAATGCAGCATCTGTCAAAGAACAGCTATCTAAAGACATCGACGCCAAAGCCGCAGAGACACTCAAGACTATCCCGGAGAGCTATACGGAGCTTGATGGGAGGGTGAAGCAGATAGATGTTTGGCTAACAGGCCTTGGTGGAATCAATGTGACTAGCTATAGATTATCAAACGATACCAGCGACGATTTAATGTTCAATCGTGCATTTAATGAATTGACTTCAAAAATTATCAGCACTAATGACTATAGCGGTAACTACACTCTTTTGATTCCGGGTGGAACCTACACATTTAAAACGCCTGTTCGGCTATCACCGCTAATCACATACATAACAACCGGGCCAGTTATTATTAACTCATACGCTAATGCTTGCTTTACATCAGTCAGCGATAACATACCAGACCATTTTAATACAGGTGACAAAATTGATTGGATGAAAAAAGTGTGGTTAAATTTTAATAACTGTACAATCATCAATAAAGGTATCTCAACTGCAACTGGTATTAGTATTGGCAACACCACTTATGAAAATGGCTATAAAAACGTGCTAGCGTATTATGCAATCCAAGGTATCAATATCACTGGTTTTGGAGAAGCATTCCATTTTTATCCGGTCAATGCATTCCTATTTACACTAAAGGATTGCATCATTGAAAACAACATATTTGGCATTGTTTTTGGCAGTTCAACGCAACCTGGTAACTACGGTGAAAACATCTGTATTAACCACTGCATTTTTGGACATAACAAGGTTGGGTGTCAAAGCCGAGCAAATGGCTGGCTCCTAAATTTCAATCAGTGCTCATTCGATTTTAACAGAATTGGGTTCTATGCCACTGACGCAGGAATTTTTAAATTTGAAGAATGCCATTTTGAAAACAATAATGAAACGCAAAACGGGACAGGTGCTTATGGCCCAATCATTACTACTAATAACACTTATTGTGCAATCATTGCAGACAAGTGCACAGTATTGGAGCACGAAAATCCATCCGTGCTTTTCACTAATACTGCACCTGGGACATTATCACTCTCAAACATTACATTCGTTACCAGCTTTACAACCATACTAACAAAACCATTATTCTACCAGTGTGAGCACGCAACTAATGCAAGTGCT